ACACCTTCAAAAGGTTTACTGTATCTTGATTTCACTACTTTACAAGCGGCTCTTATACCTTGTACTGTAGAAACTTTATTACCATCCTCATCTTCTTTGAGTTTAAGTTTTTTAATTGCTACTACAATACTTGACGCATATATAAAACCTTGTCCTCCACTGATTTTATCATCAGGGTCAAACATGTCTTGCGATGCGTATGTGTGGTTTGTTGCTACTATTCCAATTGGATATGGTGCTATTTGGTTTACGGTGTTTCTGACTAAAGACGCTAATGCCTTTGGCTTTCTACCCATATCACCTTTCATATCACCTTTTTCAAATTGTGCTACGTCTGTTGGTGTTAATAACATTCCTAAACTATCAATAACAAATAACAACTTGGGCATTTCATCATACTCCATGTCGCCATAGTTTGCTTTGTAGTCTTTCATAAATTCACTAATTGCTTTAGCAACATCGTCAATCATTGAAACACTAACTTTTAATAGTTTTTCAGGTGTTGTATCAACATCTAATGCTTGTAACCATTGTTCATCCAATGCATTTTCAGAGTCAAATAATACTACTTGACATCCTTTATCTTGTGCATTTTTTACAATGTTTCCAGAACATATAAATGATTTACCAGATCCTGACTCACCTGCAAACACAGTTACTTTGCCGAGGGGTACACCCCCTGCAAAGTCTCCACTAATTAAATAGTCGAGTGTGTGGTTACCAGTGCTGATCCAATCTCTAGGGTCATGGAAGCCAGCACTAATACCGGATATGCTTTTAGTGATTCCAGTTCTGAACTTTGTTAGGTCAAAAGGTTTCTGCATAATTTACTCCTTAAGACGACTGTCTGTTTCTGATCATATTTAGAATATCATCAGCCGACTTCTTGCCAACGTCTTCACTAGCCTCTGCTGTTGCAGGTGCTGTTACAGGTGCTGTTACAGGTGCAGTTGCTACTGCTGGTGCAGTTGTTTCTGCTACTGCTGGTGCAGGTGCTGTTACAGGTGCCACACTCTCTGTTGCAGGCTGTGGTACTGCTGGAGCAGTTTGAGCCGGTGCAACCGTTGATTGTGTTTGGGTTCCAGATACTTTAGGAACATCAAGTCCATAGGGTTTGTAAAACTGACCCCATTTAGCAGGATCATATAACTCCCCATCTACTGATGCTTGGAACATTTCTGCAATAGCCTGTACGCCTTCTGCGGCTGGCTTAGCGGGTAAAAAATCATTAAGATTAAATAGTCCGTGAGTATCAATTGCGCCTAAGTTTTCCTCAGTAAGTGAACTTTCTTTCCTTGCCCATTTACTTGTAGAATAATCTGCGTATTGACCTTTAGTGGTTTTTGATAAACGGAAATCTGTTCCTGCTACATAATCAGTTGGAAGGTTTTCCATTTCTGGGTCCATCAATGCTGATTTAATAATGTTAAAGATTTGAGGCCCAATGACGAAACGTCTAATTGGATTCTCTGGTGAATCTTCGTTGAGGGGATTTTCGTTTACAAAGCCTTGGAAAATGTATGAACGTTTTTTCCAATACTTTCTACCCATATCTTCAAGACTTGCGTCTTTAAACCAAGGACGAACCTCAGTCAATACAGGGCATGTATCACCCCACATTTCCATGCAAGGAACTTGGACGGTAACAGGTTTCTGTTCTCCGCCAGCCACTCCTGGGAATGTAAGTCTGATCATTTGTCGTTCTACCCAAAAGAACGTGTTGTTTGGATCTGAGTCAGGTAAGAACCTAAGAACGGTGCTTGTTCCTTCGTCGATATTCCAAAAAGGGTATATTGCTTTGTCGCTTTGAGCGGGTGAACTACCAGGTTTTGATTCCATTGATTGTAGTTTTGCTCTGATTTCTGCTAAAGATGCCATGATGTTTTCTCCTATAATGTATGCCATGTGCGTAATATTTTCATATTACTTTCTTATATTAATGCCAAAATGTAATCTTGTCAACCTATTTTTGTAAATAAATTACCAAAATTACAATAATGTAACTCTCTAATTGTCCTAGGACAATTTTTAAATTACAACTTTATTTATTAAATACTTTTAAAAATCTACTGAAAAACGGTCCATATACTTCTCAAATGATTCCATATGAGTTATTGGACTGCCTTGTACAGCAGGTGTATTGCCTGCACTTAATAATGAACTTTTGATTGCTGTGTAATCAAAATTGCTCATTCTGCCTCCACTGCTAAGACGTTTACCGCAGTCACGTAAGTAACCACCTAATCTTTCGTCTGTTGCACTGAAGCCTAATTGACTTACCTGATGCCCTAATTTGGCATGAGGATTATCAAACTGTAATAATTCTGTTTCTTTAAGCATGTCAACTGCATTACTAAAGTTTTCACTTTGTATTGCTTTCATAATGTGTGATTCAAATGCTTTCTTTTTTAAATTTAGTGTTCGTAAGTTATCCATTACGTTTGCAACTTTGCTATCAAAATGTGTTTCTGTAAATAGAGATTGGATGTCGGAATCATCTTCCTCTAGATTAACTTTTTCTTGTGCTGAAATAGATTCAATTGCTGTTGCGTATGTTTTTGCACCTTGTAATTTTTTAAATGTTTCTCTAATGTTATTGATGTTCTCTATTGCTAAGTCTACATACTCTGCGTTTGCTTCATTAACAATGTTGGATCTTCTAACATAAACAATAAACTCACGTAATCTAGTTAAATCTTGTGCCATGTTTATTATTGATTCGCCAATGCTATCATATACTTCTCCACCTTGTTGAACATGTCTTGCCATCGCTCTAGCCATTGCTAAGTTATTCTCAGGTAGTTTAAATCTTTCATCGCCACGTTGTATAAACACATTTTGTATATTTCTACTACGTGAACCTCTTACTTCTTCGTCTACTGCTTTTTTATGCTTTAAAACTATCTTTACGTTCTCTAAAGGTTGATAACTTGTTTTAGTAGAACCTGACAGTTTGCCTAGACTAGCCTCCATTACGTCTGCCATATCTTTCTCCGAATTTTTTGTTGCGTCTTGCAACTCGCCTTTTGCTTTAAGTCTCTTACCAAAAATATTGTAATCAAAGTTCATTAAGTAATCTCTACTTAATTCTTTTAACATTGGTCTTATTTTGTGATCTGATAAATCTTCGCTAGTATTTAAAATAACTGAATTCTTATTAAGATCTATTCTAACTAGTATATTTGGTTCTTCAACAACAAATCTTGTGCTTTCTTGTGGATTAACTGTACTAGTGCCTTCAGCATTAAATGTTTTAACTTCATAGCCAAAACCTTTTAATAAATTGAATACTTTTTCTGAAACTTGTTTTTTATTAGTTGCCATACAACTATTTATCTAAATTATCCCAACAGGCATCGGCCCATCGGAATCGTCGTAGTCATCTTCGAATCCATCAGATCCTAAACCACTGTTTATTTGATCATAAACTTGCTCTTCAAACGTGCCTATGTATTGAATCATTCTAACAGCAATAACTAAAGACATTACTAAGTCATCAAATTCACCTGGTTTAGCGGCAAAACTATTTGCTCTTGATACAAAGTTTTTAAGTTCTGATACAAGCATTTTACTTTTAAGTTTAATTTTATCTTGTTCTACTAATCGTTTAAGAAATAAACAGCCTTCAATTTTACTTTTATGTGTAGTATGGAAACCTTTCCTACCTTTCTTACCTTGTATTCTTTTAGGTTCATGTAAGAAATCACCCGGAAATGTTTCCTCACCGGTGTCTCTAATTACTACAAGTGCCGCTTCTCCAATACTATTGTTCTCTACAGACCAATACAACTGGTCGCATTTGCACTCTTTAAGGTACATGAGTATGTCCAGCATTGCTTTCATTTGGCCTTCTACAGGGGTCTTATTATGACACCATTCTGCTATTTGTGTCATACTCGAAAGTTCTAATACTTGTATTGCCGCATTATCTCCTCCAGTTCCTGAACTAGGATCTAGTGCTACAACAAACATTGAGTCTGGATCTGGTTGTTTATACCAACGTGTTTGTCCCATTCTAAGACTGGGTTCTACACCTTTTATCTCTAATAGTTTTAGAGAATCTATAAGTGTTTCGTCATATATAACAAACTCACATTCGTGTTCACGTCTAAAACGTTCTTCTCCAATCCTTCCTCTTTCTTCTGTTGCCCATGCAGGATCTCTGTCTGGATGTTCTTCCCATTTAGCAATCATTGGTTTAAAACCGTTGACTCCTACTTCTTGTTCGTTACCATGTTCATCGAACATTTTATTTGCTTGATTCCAAATCATAGCAAAAGTATCATCATCACTGTTTGGTGTTGATGTAATAATACACTTACCACCTGTTGCTAATGTTGGTGATAGTGAAGTCCAAAACTCTTTGGCTATTCTGGGTGGTACGAACGCAAACTCATCTAAGTATACTAATGAAAGTGACATACCTCTACCAGTGTTCTCTGTAGTTGTAGCACTTATAATTCTACTACCATTGTCCATAGTCATAGAGCCCTTGTTATATTCTGTAACACCTGCTCTAATATGATTAGGTACACTTTCATATGCATAACGTATACGTTGCATAATTTCACTTGCACCTGCTTGTTTATGAGCCGCTACTAGAATTGTACTGTCTGGCTTGAACATAGCATACCACAGCAAGTAACCTGCCGCTACAGTGGTTTTACCCATCTGTCTGCCCAGCATATTAATACTGTATCTATAATGATTGTAATTTTGAACTAACCCTTTTTGATAATCAAAAGGTTCAAATTTTATACCACCTTTTGTAGGATGTTGTATTTGCATGTGCTCTGTCATAAAATGCATAGCACCTGTTTCTTCACTACAGCAGGCCTCAAAGTCCAATAACTGTTCTTTAGTCATAGGTACTTTTTTAAAGCCTTGCTTTATTAAACTGGTATCTGCTGTTCCTCTAGCCATATAAGTATTTAGTTGCCTAACTGTATAATATCTGATGTTTTATGTAGATTATTCTTTACTACCCAATCAAAAAGATAGTCTGCTATACGTTTATGTCCTATTGCATCTGGGTGATTCATAAAAGGTTTTTCAGACCATTCGTTCGATGCTTTTGTTCCTGTATATGTAGTCATAGGTATAAAACGTTTGTTATTATATAGTTTTTTATACTTCTGATCTACAAAACTTGTAAAGTCTTCTTTTGTGCCACCTATCCAATACATTAGATATTTAATATTTCTTTGTTCAAGGTATCGTTGCGTTTTTTCTATCTCTGAATACGCATAACTTAAGAAAGGCATTATATTATTGTGCCTATCTTTTAACCATTCAGATAAGTTTATATCATGGCTTTTAATATCTTGTTCGCTAATATTATCTTTTTCTACAAACATAAAATTAGGTTCTTGTGGTGTTAGATACTCTCTATTTTTTCTAACCCACATTGTTACATAGTTTGCTGTAGCAAAATTGTCTATACCGCTCCCACTCATAAATGACACAGGAATTACATATTCGCCTTTAAATTCTCCAGTTGTAATCTCAACAGGTTCAAATAGTTTGTATGTTGGTATTGTATATTCAACACAAATAAAAAGGTCTTTGAATGTTTTATATTTTTGATAGTATTCTTCACAGAACCCATAAGTATCTATAGTAGACATTCCGATTGGTTTACCAATAAGAGAGTGATTCCAAAGTTCTGATACTGATGACTTTTCTGCAAAATGGTCTACCCAACTTTGCATGCCTTTGTCTTTAGTAAGTGATAATTCGTGGCCTTTGCCCCAGCCACTGGCGTGACTACATCCATTTATGTATAAATGATTTATCATAAAAAGTATTTATTTGTTACGAGGAAAGTTTGTCTTGTAATTTTGCTTTGAGGCTGTTAAAGATTGCATTCTTATCCATATCCGGAGTAACCATTATCATCTTTGGTGTGCTTCGTGGCATATCATCACCGCATGGTGCGTCATCTTCTTCTTCATCATGATCATGTCCTGGGCATTCACAGTCGTCTGCATCTTCGCCGCAGGTATCACATTTTTCTTCTTCTTGTGGAAGTAAAAGTTCTTCTTGCTCTGGTTCTTCGTCATCTGCTGATGCCTGCATAGTAGGAAGTTCTAATCCTGCTAATTTCATAACTCTAGCAAGTTCTTCCATATCATCTGCACTTGCTTCAACACTTACTGAACCTTTGTCAGTGCTCTTGTGTTGTTTGAATTCTACTGAACCGTCTGTTTCTTGTGACTCTGGTTGCATGTAGCCTAAGTCTTCACTCATTTCTATTTTTTCTTTTTGCTTTAATGCATCTTTACAGTCTTTGCACATTTCTTTTAGTTTATCCTGATCACAATCTGGATATTTTTTACAAATTTCTGCAACACTCATATCGTCTTTACAGCATTTCATTACTTCTGATTTTGAAGGCATTTTGCCTTTTGCTTCTTCGTAAAGTCCTGCTAACTTTAAAAGTTCGCTTAGATCAACTGATTCTTTTTCCATCTCTGGTTCCATCTCTGGCTCTGGTTGAGCATCTTTACCAATGTCTTTACCTAAGAATGATTTAGCAGTTGACTTTAATTTAGCCAGGCCTGCTCCGCCCATTGCTAAGAAATCATTAACAACGGCCATATATTTTTCTAATGCACCAGTAAGGTTGGAAGGAATACCTTCTCCTGCTTTCATACGGTTTAGTGCTTGTTGAACTAAACTTGCATCTTTAGGTTCTAAATATTGACCTAATATTGCCATGCTGATTGGATTCTCAGTCATAAACATTTGAACTGCTTCGTCTTCTCTTAATGCATTAAGATCTACTGCCTCAACTTGATTATACATTCCTGTATCTTGTGCTGGTGCTTGTTGTTGTTTCTGAGATGTTACTGCTCTTTTTGTTAGTTGGATAAGTTGTTGGATCATTCCTGCTTCTATAATAGGATTAACTAATTTTAGAAAAAGACCTAACTGTTGAGATTTATTACCTGCTAGTTGTTCGCCTTGTGCCGCAGACTGTAATGCCTGCATTAAGATAGGAAGATTAATGCCGCCTAGGCTATCATCTGCTACTCTACCTTGTGACTTAACTTTCTGTAAGTCTCCCATTGCTGGGTTTTCAGTTATCTCGTTATTTGACATTATCCTGCTCTCCTGGCACCTGCACTTTGAGTTACAGTTGAAACTGTTTTAGAATTCTCTGTGCCTTTACCCATATTTGGTGTGCCTACTATGTTATCGTATGTAGGTCTTAGTGCATCTCCCATTAACTCGTCCTTGCTAGGATAGTTACGGAAATAGTCTGCACCTTTTTCATCTTTAATTTTTTGTAGTTCTTCTAAGAATTTTTTATTGTGCTCTTCGCCAAATAATGCAACATTAAAGTCTACGTCTTGGTTTTCGTTTTCATAATGTGCTTGTTCTTCTTTATTAAGTTCTGCATCTTCCATTGAAACTTGTCTATCTTTATCTGCTTCATGTCTTGCTTCAGCCATATCGCTTTCAATTCTTCTTGGATCGTTTACACCGTAGCATAATACTTTTTCGTGATCTAAGCCTAAATTTACTGCTAGCCAAACTTCTAAAATTCTATCTTGTACAGGATACTTTAATACAATATCTGTGCTACTAACTTCTGAAACCATTTGAACACCTTTGGCTTTTAAAAACTCCATTGGATTCTCTTCTATTGGTTTTCTTTTGAAATCTGAGATGCTTACAACATTGTATTTTGCAAGACAAGCCTCTATGATATCCATGTGTTCGTTAGTACAATTACAAGCCAACTTGACTCTGTAACCGTATTCTTTGTTAAATGATTCTGTTAAATAATCTTTAAATTCCATTGTATAACTCCTTTACACACTTATTTATCATTTTTATTAATAATTTTCAAAAGTTCGTTTCGGTCATATAGAATATTACCAGCGGCATCATTATTTTTTCCATTTCCAGTATTGCTGTCTAATCTTGCTTTCTTGATCATTAAATCTATTTGTTGTAACTTTGCTTTTGTTTTAGTGTCACTAGCATCTAAGGCTATTCTTAACATGGTACTTGCTTCTGCAAATACTTTACCAGCCGCCATATCACTAACATTCATGCCTAGGCTCATTAGTTGCTTATAACTACTTAATGCCTCTTTGGCGATGTCATTCATTTCGAGTTCGTGTTCTTCTAAACCCTGTACGTCTTTGAACGCCATATTAATTTTTTCGCTAACACTTAATGCATCTGCTATCTCAACAATCTCATTTTGTGTTTCTTCTATAGTAGGCGCCTGTTCTTCTTTATCGAGAGCCTCTTGTAACGGCGGTAGGTTAAATTCTTCTTCTAATTTCTTAGTCATGCTACTATTTATTTAACCATTCTTTATATTCTCTCCTGAAGCGGTGTGCAATATCCTTATGTTCTTCTTCTGAGTGATGTGAACGTGCCCATTTAAAAAATTCTGAGGTAAAGTCTTGATGTTCATAATGATAATGGACTGTAGTTGAGTCACAAGGTATATAATCTATTATGCCTTGTGCAGATGATATTGGCCAAAATGGCAAAACAAGGCATAAATTTATATTATGATCATCACAGTATTTTTTTAAAAACATTAAATTGGATAAACGATCATGTATATATTTGAAGTCAGCATGATACCTTAAATATTGCATTACGCCCTGTTTATGCTTTCCTATTATCTCATCAGTATCATACCAAATACTACTTCTTATCTTTTTATAGACTTTTTCATCAGTATCATCTGCTAGATCGTCTGATTGGCTTGACCACGTTATATTTTTTATATATTCTGTATTTTTATATAATGCATCAAAGTCTGTATTTTGTGCAAAGTGTGCCGAGTCTATTGGTTGTTTTTTATTGATTTCTACTACGTCTCTGTAAAAGTCTGTAACAAAAAATATACAATGTGTATAGTTGCCGGCCATTAATTCTTGTAATGTTACAAATGTGGTAATACTAGTGTCAGCACCACCTATGCCTACTGATACAGCATCATTGTCAAAATGTTGGCACCAGTGTTTATAATTAAGATATTGTCTAAATCCTGTTCCTTTACCAGATGATGGCCAATCTATAAACTCACGTTCATCAACATAACCATAAGATTGTTTAGGAAATTCTGCAAAACTGTCGCCACCTACTAATAACTTCATATCAGTATTTATTTACGTTTAGCAATTCTTTTTGGCTTTCGAGGTTTATTATTTTGGAATATTTGGTCTTCGTTAATGACTTTAAAACGTATTCCTTTACGTTTGCACCATTCTTGTGCCGCAGTCCACTTAGCGGCGTTTATATGCGTTTGTATGGCTTGTCCTCTGCTACGAGCATTCTCTAATGTAGTTTGATTAGCAGGTTTAATTTCGATAAGTTCTACATTATGATTACCGTTTTTATCAGTATACTGAATCATAAAGTCTGGAACATAGTTTGAATATTTGCCAGTTGCTGGATTAAGATATGGAATTTTTACATTCTCACTTGCCCATTTAGTAATATTAGGATGAGCATCGCACATTCTCATGAATGCTAACTCCCAACTACTTCTGTAGAAAGGATTTTTATTCCCTGCATACTTTTGGCGATTCTCAACGGTATAGTTACCTTGTGCAAACTTTGGCATAATAGTATTTATTAATTTAAGGTTGTATTAAAGCGGATGCTTTGCTTCTGGAATTAACAGTTGGTGTTGATATACTTACTCTGCTACCTGCAGGCCTTTGTAAATTAATGGCGTTATAGGCGTCTGTTGTTAATTGTAATGAAGCATCTGAGTCTTTAAAAAATTCTAATACGTCTGTATTAAGTTCTATAGCAACTGTAATTAGCACTGGTGCTAATGCTTTTGCATTTGATTTTTTAAAACCAATCTTTTCTAATTTACTTTTTATCATATCCAAATGCTGTTGATTCATTGTGTCAACTGGGTTTGAATACTTTTCTAGTAATTCTGCTGAGGCTTGTGGTAAAGGAAATTCAATAGTAGAATTATCTATGTATGCTGTTAAAATACCTCTTTTAACTTGATAAGATATTTCATTTCCAAAAGTATCGTATAGTGAAGCACTCATTATATCTCTCTTCCTATCCTATCTCGTTGCTTAGGCGTTTCTGTAGGATCTTCATCTTTCTTTTCTTTTGGTGGTTGAGGTTGAGGTTGGCTTCTTCTTTCTGCATCTAATAGATCAGCGGCTCTCATAGGTTGGCCTGCTACTTGTCTAAATGGTGCTCGGTCATTTTGAGAATCAACAAATGAATTTTTAGCAAGATTATCTGTAGCATTTCCTGTTCCGTATATACTAAACTTCTCGATATCTATTTCATCTAGGGGCTCTTCTATTACTTTACCTACTGTGAAGTTTTCATAATCAAATTCTACTGAGAAAGTGTTTACTTCGTTTGCACTATGATCCATCTCACCAAAGTCCATTGAAACAATAGTAGGTCTGTGCAAAGTAATTTCTCTGCCTTGTTGACCGTTTACAACGACCATTCTAATAGCATCAAAAAGATGAGGCGTATCGTTTGCATCAAAGCCTGATGCTCCGCTTGGGAATGTGTCAGCCATAAATTTTGAGTTTCTTGTCCATGTATCTGAAGAAGTAGGTATTGCTTTCTCATCTAAAATAGTACCAGTCTTACCAGTCTGTCTAGGATTCATGTAGTTGTATGCATAATAAGTCATTAACATTTCATACCAGTCATTTGTAACTGTATCATACATCTGCATTGTTACAGGTTGTAATTCTACGCCAGTTTGAACAACACGTTTAATGTTATATTGATTCATTACTTCTGTTTTAAATGCTAATTTAGGCATTGTGGCTTCTCGAGTGAAACCTGCTAAATCGTTACGCATATTAGGTATGCCGATATTAATTGCTTCGGCCTTTAATGCAGGATTAATATAAAATTCTGCAAAGCCATTAAATTTTAATCTAGGAGGAAAGTACCCTATTGAAAGGTGCTTTGCGTTGAACACATCACTAAAATATAGTCCAGTGCCTTTTTCTCCAAAATTCTTTCTCATGCTTTAATGTCCTGTATGATAAGAACAGGAGTAAAAAAACTCCTGTTCAGATTCTTTTCAGACGAACTACTGTTAGTTATTAACCCTGGGTAGGATCATTTGTATTTCTTGACGGTGCTGTCGATGGGAACGGATCACCGCCCTCTTTTCTTGCGTCAACAGTAGATGCATCATCAACGTGCAATGCGTTATCGTAACGTAATGTCATTGAAATTGTAACTGGGTCGTTAGCAGTATAATCAGTATCGCTGTAATCAACGTTCTGAATAAATGCGCCTTCTAACTTCCAACTTTCTGTTGCGTCAGCACTCTTACCATCTAGTATCTCTATGTAGCAATCGAATTTGTAGTCTCCGCCTGCTGAGAATGATGTCTGGTCGAAATGGTTAAGTTGTCTTTGAAGTTGTTCACCAACTTTCTTAGTAACTTTGTTAGTAATGTCGTCTCTAATAATGATTGTTACTGGATCCCACACATGTTTGCCTGCCACATATACTTTAGAATTATATGAGTCAATTACTACTTCCTCATGTGTTAATTTAGGTCTTGTAACATTCTGAACATTTTGCGTGAGAGAGAATAAATCTTGTCCGCCACCAAAGTTATTATCAAAGGTTATCCTAAATCTAAATTTTAATTTAGGTTGTAAGATACCCAAAGGTGTTGAACCATCTATCGGAACACCAAACTTTGATTTTGTTGGGGGTACTTGTGTTGCCATATTTGCTCTCCTATGCTATAATATACTTTTATTTATCACATTCAGCATAAAAACATTAACTCTAGTTTTAATATCACAAAAAAAAGGGGCCTAAAAAGACCCCTTTAAAGTTTAGTTTAAACTTAACTATTACCTGAAGTTCCCAAAGTGTTTTGGATTCTAATTGGTATGTAGATAAATTCTACTGCTTTTATTGGTTGAACTGCTACATCTATGTGTAACTCATTACGATCAATTCTTGCAGGTGTGTTGTTAGTATCATCACACACTACTAGGAAGTCAAAAAGACCTCTTTGACTTATAAGACCGTCAAGTAATCTTGACACAACACTAAATGCATTGTTTCTTGTAATTTTATCGTTTTGTTCAAACAAGAAAGGCTTAACAGCATCATCAAGTTGCTCTCTTAGATATATAACTAAACGTGAAACGTTTACTCTATCTAAAGCACTTGCACTTGCATTAAGTGTTTTCTGTCCAAAGATTGAAATTCCTCTTCCTGGGAAGTTTGAAATTGGATTTACTTTATTCAAGTAATAACTATCTCTTTGTCCTTCATTCAATGCTACTGGTGTAAATTCGCCTTCTTTTGCTTTCAAGTAACCAACTGAGGATGCGTTATTAACAACACCTCTTTGGAATCCTGCTGGAGCAAACCATGGGAATGATACCTGATCATTAAATGCAAAAGTTCTTAATGCCATATGTGATCCTGGAACCATTACATTCGTGCCATCTAGGTTTGTTGTTAAACCATGTGGGTAGTAAACAGCCATTTCTGATGATTTTGTTAGCATACCATCTTCGCCATTCTCTACTGCATTTCCTGTATTGTTAATCCAGTTTTTAACACTTGTAGAATCATCTGCTAATCTAAATGGAGCATCTGCAATACTGAATACAGTATTCTTTCTGTCTACACCTAAAGTTAATAGTTCATCTGATAGTTCAGGATAACCTGGAACTGCCGCAATGTTAAATCTATTTGTTTCATTTCTTATTTCTTGGTTGCTAGTTACTGCTGACTGTAAAGCCTTAGTAACTGCTTTTCTCTGTGCTTTTCTTAGTAAGTGTGGTGAACCGTCTGACTTGTTACCTGACTCACTAACCCAAACATTTGTTAATGGAGAAGCGCCACCATAATCATATGATGCCATATACTTCTTAACATTACCACCACTTGCTCTATAGTTCCATCCTAAGATGCCACTTGGATAAAGTGCTGAACTCGGCGCATCTGCATCTAATGATCCAGTTGCTGAACCTCTAAAGTCTGCAAATAGTACACCGTCTGCTGAACTTTGATCTGTAAGATCAATCAATACCCACTTGCTTGAAGTTGTGTTGTATCTGTAAAGTTTAAGGTTTTCTGTATCACCTGAGTTTAACCAAATATCTCCAGTAACCAATGCCGTTGCGTCGCTTTGGACAGTTGGCTCAGTTGCTTTAGTTTGGAAATCTTTTGTTAGTGTTACCCAAGTAGATCCATTATGCTCTAGTAAATCAACATTAGTAGTGCTGATATCAGCATCATACCATAGTTGACCATTAGCAGTAGTACCCACTGGTGCAGTTGCACTTGCAGTATAGGCTATTGCCTTAAAGTTACTTGCTGTTGTCGCCGTAAAGTTAATGTCAGTTAGTGAAAAACTGGAAGGTCCTTCTGCTACTCTGATATCTTTACCATTTGAGTTTACTAATTGTACTTTACCTGCATTATTACTTGCAGTAACTTCATTTGCATACGTTGTAGTAACGTTAGCACCTGATAATGCCGCTTGAATATCAGTAACAATATTGTCTATTGATAGTTTTCCTGCTGTTTCACTAGTTAAGAAAACTGGAATAGCAGTAGTTGATGCGTTTGCGTAAATGTTAAATGCAATGTCCGAAGAACTTGCTTTAGTATTTGCAATAGCAGTATCTGTAATTGCCGCACTTGATACCATAGTAACTGTAGTGCCACCATTGTGTGCTTTCAGAATAATTTCTGCTTCGCCATTCTCACCATCGTGATCACCCCAAACACTACCTTTTACAAGGCTTGTTCCGTAAACTGCGTATGCTGTTCTAGAAAACTGTCTTAGAAGTACACTTTCTGTTACAAATTGTGAGGTTGTAGTGCTGTATTCTTTTAAAGAAACAGTTGAACCACTATTTGGTGTTGTTGTTTGCATGTAAAAATCACCTGACTGTAATGCTGATGCATCACTTCTGGTTGAAGGAACACCTAAATGGCTTGCAAATTGAAAGTCTTTCGAACTTGCTGATTGCCATGCTGTTGCTCCTAGTAGTTGCCACACATTAGATAATTTCTGATAAAAAGAAATGTTATCTGATTGTGTGCCATCTGCGTCTAGATATCTTACACATATTTCGTTGTTTTTTCCGAAGGCCGCTTTTGGAACGCCTCCTGATTGTAAATCACTTGCTGAAGAAACTTTTACATTACTTGATTCGGAAATCCAGTTTGTACCATCATACTTTTTAAGTCCCCATACTGTAGATGCTGAGTCTAACCAGTATGTGCCGTCTGCTGGTGAAGAACTAGGAGCAGTTGCACTACTTCCTAATTCTGCTAGATCAACATCGGCTCTTAGGACGTATGCTCTATTGGCAATTCCTAAGAAACTGTATGCGGCCATTAATCCATATTCATTTGTTTCGTCACCGTGGACGGGTGAACCGCCTGATGTTTTGAAACTTGGATTACCGTAAGTTTGTAATAATTCTCTTTGTGAAGTGATTTGATATAGTTTGTTTGCTGTTGCTGATGTTGTATAACTAGCAGTTGTACTTCCGTCTGGACCTTTTTTATCTTGAGCCGTTGCAATAACGATCAAAGGAACAGTTCCGGAACCTGCTGGTGAGTAAAAACTTTCGTCTGAAACACTTATACTTACACCAGGACTGACTAAAGTTGCCATATTAAATCTCCTAATATTAATTAATACGTTCGCGTATGTACTTATTTATCTATTTAGTGATATTTAGGTGTATTAGAGAAATTGCCCGATATTAGGCGATATTATACTAGTTTTAATGCTGATTTAAAGATATCTTGCTGGATTTGAAGTACATCTTTATACAGGTCTTCCAGTGTTCCGACGTTTTTAATGACGTAATCCACGTCGTATCCTGCCCAATTCCACTCACTTTCATGAACATCTTTGTACTTTGTTTCCATAATCTTGCGTGAAATTGCGTTGCTATGTGCTGTTTTGGCGGTTTCGTACCATTCTGGAAGTTCTTCTCGTTGCACCCATATGATTTTTCCATCTAAGTTCTTAATAAGATCTAATTCATTTCTAAATCTAGCATCACTTATTACTACGCATTTGGCGTTACCTTTACGTCTTAGTCTATATTCTAAACTATCTATCCAAATATCTTGATGAAAATGATTACGCATTACATCAGTTCCAAGCAATTGAAGTGCTAGTCTAGGTGTAAAGTTGGGTATACCTGTTTTGCGAGTCCAAAATATATCAGGTGTTTCACGAAACTCTCTGCTTTCAGTTGAATCGCCTTCAAGCAAGTTTCTATCCCAACCAAATGTTGATGCACATACGTCTTTTAATGGGTTTGCAAAACTATCATGAACGCAACCGGCTTCTACAAATTTGTTAGCAACTGTGTCTTTGCCTGATCCTATAAATCCTACTATGCCTATTAAATTCATTTAGCCTATTACAAATCCTAATGGTTGATTGCCTTCTTCATAATTATGAACTGCTTCTTGCAATTTATCAAGTTCAACCTGTGCTTCTCCTTTAAGTGCGTCACCATTTAACTGGATAGCACCTCCGGCTCCTGGTAGTCCTGATGTGTACTTACTTCTTGCTTCACCTAACATCATTTTAGATAATGAAAGTGTATATTGTGAGAGCCAATTACTTGCATAAACGTCGACTAACAATATGCTTTCTGGAATATAGTTATATACGCCTACTGCAACTTCTTCTTCGTGTCTAACGTTTCTTAAAATTTTAAGTTTTTTAGTATTTCTATTCCATAAAAAGTTGTATTCGCTACCAAATACACGACCAATAGTTTCTTTGTATTGTGCAAATGCATCAAATACTGCAAGTCCACCTATTTGTCCTGCTTGTAGCATATACATATTATTGAATGCAACGTCAAATGGATCAAAGTTTGTTCCACCTCCGCTGTTAGTACCTATACCTCTACGGTATAAACGTCTAACTTCCATTACCTCATCGGGCAATTGGTACTCTGTTTGGTTTTCTACTGTTTGAATAAAGATAATACTTTCTTCAACACTACCTGCACTTAACTGTCTGTACCTAGCAAGTGATTTATCTATTGCAACGTCATAGTGTTCTCTGTCTAATTCGACATCCACTATGCCATCAGCAAGACGTAGTTGTGTCTCAGTGATTAATTGTTCTCTACTTTTATATCCTATTTGATCTTTTGGCATACTAGTATTTATCAGAAAACTTGGAGTATAATTGTGTTGTCATTGATTCTACCATTCATTTTGATTCCTGATGTTGTTAATTCATCAAACGACTTAGCAAACTTTGTTTTTGCTGAGCCAGTCCAGTTATTAATTTGTTCTTTAGGCTTTCTAAGTGTTTTTTGTGTACTTGTTTTTTCACAGTAGTCTTGTATTGTTGTTCCTTTAATCATTAAGCCGGCACCGGGTCTAGCCATATTACGTGGATCTTTGTTTGATGCATGGTACACACCAATCTTTCTAGTTTTAGTATTATACACCCAAAGTTCATTAGCATATACAATTTCTGTTGCTGGTATACTTGCTATGCCTAAGTCACTACAATTAACTTGGAACTTCATTCTCTTCACTATAACGTCTTTAGACCGTGCCTTAGGCTTACGAGCACGTCGTGTATTGGCTTTTGTGGCAATAATTGTATCACATGCTGTATTAATCTTTTCAAATAGTTCTACGAAGTCCTTACGCATTTTAGGAGTAAAGTGTCCATACCCTTCTTTTATATCAGGATCGTCCCATGCTTTTACTTCTAATGCTTCGTTATAGTTTGGTTCAAAGTCGTCTTTAATAAGTTTAGCATGTGGGCCTTTAATCTCAGGACTATAAATTATCATTTCGTGATACGGGTCAAAAGATTTAATATCAAAATCACCGTCTACTAATTTGTCCATATTGTGTTCCCAATTAGCACACAACTCCTCTACCTGCATTTTCATTCTTTCTTGGATACTAATAACAGGCTTTAAACTCTTTTCTGCTATTGCTTCTTTTTTCTCTGATAGAATTTTCTTACCACGTGATATCCACTCTTCTTTTCTTTTTTCATAATGCTTCATTACACCTTCAGGCATATAACCTAATTTATGATGTATGTAGATTGAAATAGATGAACCGCTAAATGCCCAGTCTGGATTTGCTAAAATTATTTTTGCATCTTCCTTGCTCCAGCCTGATTGCTCTTTAACCCATTTTTTAACAACGGGCATATATTTTGCTTTATTAATTTCTGTGCGGACAAAGTATTCGCAACTCTTAAATGCTTTTTCTTGTTCCGCTTGATCGGTCAGTAGTTTTAACTCTTTCCATTTGGGTTCTGTTGTTATGTATAGTGAACGTGTTTTTGTTTTTCTCTTAGCCATAAATTCTCTCTAATCGTCAAAGTGTTTAACATCAGGATCATTATATAAAACCTGAATTGCTACAGGCCATTTTTTAAACCTGTTTATATTCGACTTATCAATAAGAGCGTGTTCATCATGGTAAAAGCGGGTAATTTGAATCATTCCGGCGAATTTGCCTTCTCGTTCGCCTGCTTTAAACATAAAGTAAGAATTAGCAACTATGAATAGCAAAAACGAAATTATAAATTCAAAACTCATAAGACTACACTCCAATAAAAATATTAGTATAGCAGGTAATCTTAGATTGTCAAGAACTATTTTCCTTTAGAAAATTTACGGTCCTGATTATAAGGGAGTTCTTTTTCGAATATTTCTTTCCACGTTGCAATAGTTCGATCTAGGCCTTCGCTTAGTTCTACTTTAGGAGTCCAACCTAAACGTGTTGTGATTTTATGATTGGTACTGTTAAGCAAATAAATTTCACCTGGTCTTGCTGGTTTAGTGTTCCAATTTACATGCCCGTTCCAACCTAACTTGTCTGCAATCATTGTAACATAGTCTTTAATTTTAATTGCATTGTCAGGTCCTATGCAAAAGATTTCTCCTTGGCATTTGTCTGGATTTGTTATCACTGTTTCCCATGCATCAAGTAAATCATCGATGTGGATAAAGTTTCTGTATGGCTCGCCATAGCCTAAATTAATCTCATTTGGATTTTTAAGCATTTGTGTTATAATTTGTTCTGTTACAAAGAAGTCGTTATCCTTTCTACCGTATGCATTAGTTTGCCTGATTGCAGTAAATGGTAATCCATAACTTCTGTGTGCATATTCTAAATACTTTTCACAACCATATTTTGCAACGGCGTATGGGGCATTTGGATTAGGCGGAGTGCTTTCATTGAATGCAATGATGCCTTCCTCTTTGCCGTCTCTAATTAGATCACTAATAGGTTGCCAGCCATATACTTCCATTGTACTTGCAAACACAAAGTTTTTTAAGTTAGGTAATTTAGCCGCTGTTTCGATTAAGTTTACAGTTCCTACATAGTTTATTTCACTGAATGTAATTTGTTCGTAAAAACTATCCTCTACTTCTGTTCTTGCCGCTAAATGCACAATAATTTCAGGATCAAATGTTGATATTTGCATAGCAACTTTGGCATGATCTCTTAAATCTTCTGTTAGAAATTCTAATTCATGTTTGTCTTTTAGCCTTTCGACCATATGCTGACCTATAAAACCGTCTGCTCCTGTTATAAATATTCTCATTTTATATCCTCTGTTTTTGCAAAGCCTGTAATTTGCATTGTGAATCTTGGCTGATACCCTAAGTTAGCAACCAGATGCGTTGTGTTTTGTTTGATTACTGTGTAATCGCCTTTGACATAATCTACCCATGCACTATCTTCCATTTCAAAATAATGTCCCATTAATCTATCTTGTAAAAATAAATTTATTCTCTGAGGCTCCATGCCTTCTATATCTAATCCGTCTTGTTCTACTTTTTTTCTTAGTTTGTAAAGTGTATCTTGGTGAGGAGCAATAAATCTCCCTGGCATAAGTTTATTAACAGTTACTAATCCATGGTTTAACCATGGAAAAAGTGTCTTGGTATGTTTAACCCATGGTGGGCAATCATCTTCAAAAACTTGCCAAACCCAAGGAGCATCATAAGGATAGTCAGGAACCGGAACTCCCATTCTATCCCAAAAGCCTCCACTGTATACTGTATGTGTATGTTCTGTAAATTTTAATCGATACAGCATTTCGCCTGTAACATGACTTAAATCTACGCGGCCTTTATGCATTTGTTAATACCGTTACCTGTGCTGAGTAAAATGGTTGTTCTCCCATATTACCTGCTATGTGCCAATCATCTATTCCAAACTTTACCCAATCACCTGCTTTCCATTTTGTAAAAGGTTGATCGTGTACTTCATAATAGTGTCCACGTTTCCAATCTTCTAAAAATATTAAGTAACGATAACTTTCGCCTTCGCCATGTTCTTGTTTAAGTTTAAAATGTTTATCTACATGATGTGGTATTGTTTGCCCTGGTGGGATATTAATAACACTTACAACATGATGATCATGACCTTGCGGTATTTTTAATGCTAAGTCATGCACCCATTGTGGAGATGTTTCAAACATTTGCCATATGCTACTATTATGTTCTGTATAGTATTGTTCTATTGCAGGTGTTTGTTGATAACATTGGAAATAGTCGTCAAAGTTTAATTGACTCATTTGATCATGAGTAACACCAAAGTTATCTATATGACCATATTTAATCACAGTAACTCTCTAATGTGCCTTTACGTCTAAGATCTAAAGTAGCACAATGTATACCGCCTGAGAGCGTCATAGAGTGTCTAAACTGCACAGGTACACTATTGATACCATACTTGTCTAGTTCACGCATTAGAGGCTCTTGTGCTGAGTCTAAGACTACTGTATTCTCATCTACACTGAGTAAGTTCATACCAATGTAAGGTGAACAGGGTGGTATGTAGCCTTGCTCTGCTAATTTACTTCCTTGCACTACGCAATCATCAAACCATATCTTATCCCACTTCTTAAACATCTCAGGACAGTTATCAGGTGTTACCCTGCTACTGTTCATTAATACTAGTCCTGGTCTTAGTGGAACAATAGTGCTATCAAAATGTGCAAAACTATATAGTTCGCTGTAATGCATTTTGTAACCCATAGGTTCAACTAATCTTTTTAACCACTGGTATCCTTTCATGTTTCCTGAATTAGAAACTTGATATAATAAATCTTTTCCAACTCTTACTATGTTTGGTGCATCAAAACAAATTTCATGATTAAGTAGTGTCGGTTTGTCTTCTATGTCTTTAAATGTATACATGTCATCATGTAAATTAGGTTTAGGTGCTGATAACCATAATGCACCATCTTCAAATGCTTCATACATTATGTCTTCGTATAATTTTGTTTCAAAGTACCTTGCTCTTACAGGAGTAGGTGTTTCAATAAGCATATCGCCTAATGGCAAAATTAAATCCCTTGGACACCAACTATACCAGCCTTTACTTTTCCATCCTTGTCCAATGTCGTATTCTTTTTGGTCCCAGTCTATTATTTTAGGCCGGTGTACTTTTACACCCATTTTTGTAAGTGCATCTGCAAGTCCATCTGCATCTTCATTGGCTTCATCAATTACCCATTGTGGGTAAGTGCCTTCTAATTTTACTACGTCTTCTTTTGGAAAGTTTGCATAACTAAAACTTCTTGCTGAAATGTCAGTTGCTATTCTGCTGTGGTGGGCATGACCAACGATTATCTCCTCCAATGGATCCCAATCGTTGTGGGAATTTACTATCATAATGTCTCCTGTGTGATATTGTTATTACCTACTATTTATTGGATTATGAAATAACTTCCCTACATTATTCGGATTAGTTAAAATCTCATAATTATGTTCTACAATATCATTAACACTTTTTATTAAATCTTGTTTTTTTGCTTGTTCTAAATTACAAAAATTACTAATCTCTTTTGCAATAAGCATTGCTTTGTCTTCTCTATTTCCTAACTCATCATAAGACTCATCAAATATTGTATCAAACGTCTTATAGCCTAAGTCTTTTAAAAGTTGCAAGTAACCTTTTTTGCCATGCACAATAAAAGGCATTTTATTATACATTGCTCTATAGATCTTTTCTGATGCGTATAACGGAACATTTGATTCTGTATCTTCTATTACTAATTCAAAGTGTACTGCTTTAGTCCAAGGTGTAATATTCATAAAGTTAGGGTGTTTTTCATATTCATCTGTCATACTTCTTATGTTATATCTACCTTTTGAATCATCTAAATTATCTATAATATTATCACTATCAGTAATATATCCTTTATTGTATAGTCCGTTTTCTTTAAGGGCGTCTAGCATTATTTTTTTGCCAGGTCTAACAGTAAATGCTAATGCTAAAAAATCTTTAGAATCTTTTTTGTAGTTTACTTGACTAGTCCAATGTATGTTTCCTGTTACTGACCATACAGAAAAGTAATCTATGTAATGCAGTTTCATATCAAAATTACTGTAATTAAATATATTAGGATTGCAGTTAGCATAATGTATTTTGTTTCTTACATTATTTCTCAGATATTTACTACATGCTCTAAGATCTTGTTTAGTAAAAGGTTCAGTGGGAGTATAAAGTAGCACTTCATGGCCTTGTAAAACTGTTCTTTCTATAATTTGCAATATGTCTGAATTAAAAATTGTTTCTAGATTTACTGGAGCAAAGCAATTATCAAATCTTATTGCTATATCATTATTAGGAATATGTCGATATAAATTTTCTATACCTTTATGATGTGTAACTTTGTTGTATTCTTTTTCAAAGCATTCTTTTGCAACTTGTTCAAAATAATTATGCCCTAACTGAAGATTGATATATCTATCCCAATCCCATTGCTCGCCGATTGAAAATAAATCTAAGTCAGGCATCGGCTAGCCACTCACTTATACATACTCTATAATTACCGTGGACACCCCTATTGAATTCGCTATGTCTAACATCATCGCCTAAAGCAAATATCACAGTATCACTCCAAACAAGATCTTCTTTATCACATACATCCCCATAATCTTGTGCATACTTACTCCAATTATAGTCAGGACTAAAATGTCTCATGTACTCAACACCTAATGCCATGCTGTGTTTATTTTGCATTTCTACTTCATTTAACATGCTCACGCCATCGTCTGCATACTCTTTTGTCCAACGTATTCCTACCCTATGATTTTCTAATGTAAAAAATGGCTTACTCAAACTGCAAGTTACTTCTTTAATTGCAGGATAGTCATTTAAATTTAAATGGCAGTTTTTGCTTATTCCCCAATATGCTAAATCTAAACATACAGGTATATCCATAACATTACATATTTTCATTAATTGCTCAAACTCTGGATGCATACAGCCAAAGTCACTAAAAGGTGCACTAATTAGCAAAGCATGTAATCCTGGACCTCTTAATATACCTTCTAGGTGATGTGGAGAATCTACATACTTAAATTCTACATGTTTGCCTAAACATGCATGATATTGAAAATCTCCTTTCAGCACAATTATTTCTCTATCTTTGCTGTGTCTTAAAATAAACTGATCAAACGTTTGACTTGTTCCTTGTGTGTAATCAGCGAATCTAAAATGGTGCAATCCTTCTATGCTGTTTAATGAACCGTAGTTCATCCACTCTTTCCATACAGATGCATAATGTTCTAAACTAACTGATTCTAGTTTTGTAATATTATTATGAAATTCTAACACCTCACTATTTCTAATAGGTCTTGCTCCTCTAACTGCAGGCATCTTCTAGGCTCCCTAAAAAGTTTTCATTACTTTGCACTCTAAATATACCTTTTGTTATATGATAATAATTTGAGTTTATTTGTTCTTGTGTGTTTGTTAATACTTGAAGCAAGTCATCATCCGACATTGCTTGTAAATCTTTTATAAGTTCATGACATCCATTTACTCTTTCCCATAGGGTATCTGCATTACTCCAACTTAGGTCCCAGCAATCTCTAAAAACTTTAAATCCAATTGTTTCCATTTCTTCGTTTATGCCTTTGCAACCAAAACTTATAAATGGCTTTCTGTAGTACATAGGTATCATTTGCTTTTCATCTGCATACCCGTATCCTTCTCCTTCGCCTCCGGCTATAATTGCAATATTAATATCATCGTATAACCATTTTGCAGGAACACCTCTTTCATGGACACTTGGCATATCTAAAATATGTGAATGACCAAATGCAGTATCTATAATGCTTCTGTACTGTGATTCTCCAACCTGTTTTCTTAATACATCTAAACTATGTAATATTAAATGTGTCTGGTATATTGATTCTTCTGAACCTATGTTTTGGTCTTGTAACATGCCTTCTATATGCAATGCTTTTAAAGACCAATTCCTGCTATATCTAATTGAATCTAATGTTTTACTGTTTTCTACTAATGACGACATAATAAGTCTATGTGGTCTGGGATTCCTCATTGTGAGCATAAACTTATTAGGACATGTAACATAGTCTTGTATATGGTCGGGTGCTTCTGCTAAGTCATCTCTAAAATGCCATTGACTCATTTTCCTAATAGTTTTATTATAATGCACTCTATCAAAGTACCAAAGTTTTGTAACAAACTTTACATTAGGCATATTCATTATTGCTTCTGCTGTAGGCGTAATATGTGTATGTCCGGAACCGCTTAGTACAAATGTTAAGTTTTTAAATTTTGTTACTAAGCCTAAAAGTGCTTCATCATTTTGACTAAAGAAAAAAGGCTCAGTTGTTGTATATATTAAAATTATTTTTTTATTGTCTGGATAATAAGTTTCAGCATCACCACAGATTTTTTCAATTGGATACAGTATAGCATCTATAGGTGTACTTTGAAAATCAATTGGAAATACACATATTTCGTTTTCACCTACAGGTTCATATTGCTTACTAACCATAACAGATTTATATTTTTCTGAAAGGTGGTCTCGCCATTCAAATAATTGTGTTATTTCTTCCAGCGGATAATGATCTTGTGACAGAGGGATCTCTGGTGTATTCGTGTTGTTGTATTTGTATATAAACCTAAACATATTTTTATCCTGGCGGAGAGTGAGAGATTCGAACTCTCGGTACAGTTACCCGTACTCTTCCTTAGCAGGGAAGTGCTTTAAGCCACTCAGCCAACTCTCCTGTTTTGATATTTATCGGTAAAAAAGTTTAATTATCAAAATTAATGATAAGTATGTAATATGTATAATCATCACATTACGGCAGTACATGTTGAAGCAACAGATAGATGTAATGCACAATGCCCTGTGTGTATACGTTCGTACCAAGGTGGTCCTGTAAATAATGTTGTTACTGATAGTGAATTAGGCTTAGCACATTTTAAAGAGTACCTAGGAGAGGACTTTTGTTCTAAAGTTGCTACTTGGAACTTTTGTGGTAATAAAGGCGACCCTGCTAGTGCTTTAGAACTTGTTGAGATATTTGAATATATTTTAAAATGTAATCCTGAAACAAAAATAGATATGAGAACTAACGGTGGTGCAAGAAGTGAAAAGTTTTGGGCAAGTATAGGAAAACTTTTTAAAGATACAAAATGTAGTGTAGTTTTTGCAGTAGATGGTTTAGAAGATACCAATCACATTTATAGAAAAAATGTTAAATGGTCTAACCTGTATAGAAATATAAAAGCATATTGTAAGAATGGTGGCTATAGGCAAGGGTGGTTCGACACACTAAAATTTGGTCACAATGAACATCAGTGGGAAGAAATAGAAGCACTTTCAAAAAGATTTGGCTTTTGGACTAATTTTAAAGAACCATATGGCTTTGCTAAACTGCCAAACGGAAAAGTTAAAACTATACCGGTATACGATAGAAATCCAGACTGGCAAGGAAAGTATAATCCGTTATACACTATTAAGCCACATGGTGATGTAGAGTATGAAGACCCTGCATATATGCCTATGGCCGAAGAAGATGTTAATCAAAAAGAAGTATTCTATGATTACAACTATGATGAATTATTTAAATACAGCGACACCGCTATTAGTTGTGTTGCTAATCAACCAGATAACGACCATTACGAAATATTTTTAGACTGCGACGGTAGTGTTTATCCTTGTTGTTTTATAGGATCAAGATTGAACTATGGTGAAGATCAACTAGAGGCTATGTTAAAAGACGAGAATATTGTTCTATCACCAAATAACACAATACACGACATACTAAAATCTAGATACTTTATAAAAACTGTACCAGATGGCATATCAGGTAAGTTTACTGATGCTAACCTAACTATACAAGGAAAAACAAATCATTGTTTAACATGTGTAGACTGCTGTGGCATGAAGATGGAACTTTCTCATATGAAAGAATCGTAAACCGATAAATAGTAGTATGCCTAGATTAAGTTTATGGAATCCAACGAAAACCAAAGACTTCGAATTCATTGATAGAATAGTCGGAGAGCATATCCATGCGGGTGGAACAGGAGTTCACATCCACAAATACTTAGGAGTACAAGATTCACCTGCATCAGGTGATCCTACTAGACCAGGAGGATCCGGCAATAATTCAGAAGTTTTTATACAAGATTTATTATTTTTAGAAAATAGAGATAGAAAATACAGCAAAGATATTTTTGAACTAAGAGCACAATATAACTTAGGCGATAATGATTCGTTTGATTTAACACAATTTGGTATGTTCTTAGCCAATGATACGTTATACTTTAATTTCCATACAGAAAGTATGGTAGAAGCAATAGGCAGAAGATTAATGCCAGGTGATGTATTAGAAATACCTCATCTCAGAGACGACTTATTACTTGGTAGTGATGATGCTATAAACAGATATTTTGTAATAACTGATGCAACTAGGCCTGCAGAAGGCTATGATGCTAGATGGTGGTCACATTTATGGAGATGTAAAGTTGGTCCTATAACAGATTCACAAGAGTACAGAGATATACTTGGTACTGGTGAAGAAGAAAGTGATCTTAGAAATCTTATCAGTAAGTATAAAGATGAAATTATTATCAATGATAAAATACTAGAACAAGCAGAAAAAGATATACCTAATGCATTTAAACTTAATTCAGATCATTTATATATTGAGGAGTCCACAGGTAAGCCTGGTGTAGGTTTTAGTTCAGGTCAAGTACCCAACGGCGTTAGTGTTGTTGGTAGTGGAACATCTTTTCCTGCAAGTGGCGTTAGCAATGGCGACTATTTCTTAAGAACAGATTTTTCACCAAACAGATTATTTAAAAAAGACGGAACACGTTGGCTAAATGTAGGCTCAGACTATTCAGGCAGTTGGTCAGCGGCTAATAGGCTGTTAGAAACATTTGTTAATAATGATACATTTGTAACATATAGTGATGGTGAAAGAGCGGCAGAAAAAACAAATTTAAGCAAGGCTGTAAAGCCTAAAACGGATAACTAATGGCTGGCAAGAATTTAGATTGGTGGTATGATGAGCAGTTGAAAAGATATTTGATTCAACTTATTAGAGTATTCTCTAATTTTAAAGTAGAAGAAAACACGGAAAAAGGCAAACACTATAATAGAGTTCCTGCACGTTACGGTGACATGAGCAGAATGGTTGCTAGTATTTTGCGTAACAATTCAGAAAATGTTATTAATAGTGCACCTTTTATAACTGTAACAATTGGCAGTTTGCAAATTGCTAGGGACAGAACATTTGATCCTTACTTAGTTCAAACAGATCAAGTTGCAGAACGTGAGTTCAAGCAAGACGAAAATGCATATGGTACAGTTCAAGGCAACTTGTATACAACACAAAAGTATATGCCTGTTCCTTATAATCTAACTATTAATGTTGATATATGGACTACTAACACTGATACAAAAATGCAGATAATGGAACAAATATTAATACTGTTTAATCCATCACTACAGTTATCACAAAATGACAATCCGTTGGATTGGACTAATATATTTGAATTAGAACTTTTAGACATAAATTGGACTAACAGATCTATACCTGCAGGAGTAGATGAGCAGTTAGATATTGCAACATTAAGTTTTGCAGTTCCTATTTGGCTAAGTCCTCCAGCAAAAGTAAAACGTCAAAGTATTATACAACAAGTTACTGCTGATATACATTCAGTTGACAATCTAGAAGAACTAGGATTTAACGAAGGATATTATGACTTCTTTAAAGACATTGCCGATACAGCAGAAGTTGTTGTTACACCAAACGATTTTTATGTTCAAATAACAGGCGCAACTGCTATACTAATAGATAATGCAAGTGTAACAAAGAAATGGTTGGACCTAATTGAAATGCAAGGCGAACTTTCATCGACTAGTAAATTAAAACTTAACATATCAAACGATACAGATTCCACGTTAAACATGATAACTGGAACTATTGCGGCATTACCTGGCAACGACACAACATTAGTGTTTACATTAGACACTGATACTTTGCCATCTAGTACATTAACTAATGTAGACAAAATTATAGATGCTAGAGGAAACTATCCAGGCGATGGCACATTGATTGCCGCGGCAACTGGGCAACGATATCTTATTACAGAAGATATAGATGATGTAGCATATCCTAATTGGGGCGTCGATGCAAGTGCAAATGATATTATACAATATGACGGAACCAACTGGACTGTTGTATTTGATGCTTCAACAATAAGCGATGTTGCTTATGTAACCAATACAAATACTACCAAACAATACAAGTGGCATAATAACTCCTGGATAAGTAGTTATGAAGGAATTTATAACCCAGGTTATTGGAGTTTAGTATTATAAATGAAAACTACAGCGGCAGGCGTCGTATTTCTTGCTAAGGACACCGGTAGGTGTTTATTACAGTTAAGAAACTCAGACAAACGATTTAAACATACATGGGGTTTTTGGGGTGGCATTATAGAAGGCACCGAAACACCGTATGAATGCATTCAACGAGAATTAGAAGAAGAGATAGGTTTTATTCCAGAGCCACTTAAACTTAATCCAATAGACGTATTCCAAAGCAAAGATAAAAAATTCTATTACTATAGTTTTGTATATCTTGTAGAAGAAGAATTTTTACCACCTAAACTTAATGGTGAAAGTTGCGGCTATGCATGGGTTAATATAGGTAATTGGCCACAGCCATTGCACAATGGTGCAAAAGTAACGTTACTTAAAAATGGTGGAACTGACAAACTACATACTATTCTAGATATCCATACTACATAAATATACATATGAGCAACGGAGAAATCATTGATTTTAATGTTTTGCGAATACAGAGCGAACTAGACAGATACGAGCGAACTAAGACTTTGCCACATTCACTACTCGAAGGGACATACAGTATATCAGAAATTAGTGAATTATACTTAGACAAATTGGCACCAGAATATAGGGATATAGCCAAAAGGCTGTATACAGAATACTACGGTCATTTGAAAAGTAACATACAAAGTCTAAGGAGTGCCTTATCTAAAGATTACACATCCATTATGAAGAACCTTGCAACTGCACATGATAGTTTTTGGTTTAAAGAAATAATGAATTTGTATCGACCGGGTATGAATCCAGTTCGTGCTTTGTATTATCAAACACGAGAAGTTACCAGGAGTTATAATCCTGAGGACCCGCATCACTATTGGCTTAAAGATCTTATAACAGATAAAGAGTTTAATAATATTTTATTAGACTCGTTACATAGAGATGTTAAGAAATTAGAACGTATTATAAAAAGATATTACTTTCCTATTACAGAAGTTAGTGCTGATGTACCTTTAGAACTGTTTCATGCTAAACAACAACTAAGAGATTTTAGAGCATATTATTTGTTCTTTCGTTCTACTAAAGATTGGGATAAAGAATTTTACGATGCTCACTGATGAGGCGAACCTTCTCTATTTAGAAGCCAGTTAATTGTAATTCTAAAATCAGACTTAATGTCTACTCCTGCACTATGCCAACTATTTTCAGTAACTTTAAATAAAAGTAATTGTCCAGGCATTCCGCCTATTTCTTTTCCAGGACCGCGTTCATCTTCATGCACATTTGTTCCAAATACTTTTTCATCATTTAAGTATATTATACCTCTTGCAGGTATATAAAAGTCCCCATCGTAATTGTAATCGTTGTGTACATCAAGTTTTGAAGTTCTATCAAACATAGACGTGCCCATTGTAACTGTAACAATATCTAAATCCCATAACTCATTTACTTTTCTAACAATTTCGTCTCGATGTTCATCTAGTAGATCTTGTGCAGGATGCGGAAACATGTTGTTGAACTCGTCGAATTTTGTTAATACTGTGCTTGATTCTTTATATTCTTTGTATGCTGATTTAACAAAGTCAGCATCTATAAAATCTATAAGTAGATGTTCAAAAGGCTCGTATTTTATATTATCTTTATGTATTGCATCTAAGTTTATCATTTTGATGTTTTTCTTTCAACTCCGTCCCAATCACCTATAGGCATTGGTTTTTTAATTCTTTCTGCATATAACTCTGCTAGTGTATTATTCCAGTTATGTTCTTTTATAATTTCTATCTGGTGTGAACAAGTTGCCCATTCTCTATTTTGATATGCATCTATCATTCTATTTACTACTCTTGCATATTTATGATCATTTAGTATAGTATATATTGTTACAGGTGCTGTTTGGCCTTTAACTGCAATTTTATCTAAGATAGTTAAATTTTCCGGAGTGTTAATTTGTTTTAGTGTATGCTCAGTAAACATAAAGAACACACCATACTCTTTGGTTTGTGCTTCTAAACGTGCCGCTAAGTTTACACTATCACCTAAAACAGTATAATCGAAACGTTGATTAGAGCCCATATTACCTACTACTGCGTCACCTGTGTTTATTCCTATGCCAACACCTAACTCCATAAGTCCGTCTGCTTTAAGTTCTTTATTAAGATCTTTAAGTTCAACTTCCATTTCCTGTGCTGTCTCTATTGCCAACTGAGCATGATTATCAACATCTAGTGGAGCATTCCATATTGCCATTAAGGCATCGCCTATATACTTGTCTATTGTTCCTTCTTTACGCATAACTAAATCAGTCATTGGTGTCATGTACCTGTTTATAAGTTTGCCTAAACCTTGTGGGTCTGTTTTAAACTGTTCTGATATAGGAGTAAAGCCACGTATGTCTGAAAACAAATAAGTCATTGTTCTTGTATCTCCACCTAAACGTAATAGGCTTGGATCTTTCTGTAACTTCTTAACCATTGCTGGAGCAAGATAGTGTTCAAATTGCTTCTTGATTTGTTCACGTAATTTAAATTGTTTATAGAAGTTGTTAAATGCCGCCTGTGTAAACACTAGGAACCCACTAATTACAGGGAATGTAGCATCTAATAATACTAATCCATTTGTGTATTTGTAAACACTAAAGTATGCTATTCCGCCTAATATAGTTAAACTAATAGGTGCTGTAAGTAGCAAAGGTAATCTATATACTGCTAGTGCCACTAATAACATAGTCACAGACGCAATAAGAACCTCTATAAGCGACGATAACTGACTCCGCTGTATATTTGATCCACTTATAAAGTTTTGTAGCATGTGTGCTTGTATATGCTGTGGATAGAGGTTGCCTCTTGGAGTAGGAACTGGATTAGCAATACCTTCTGCTGTAACACCTACTATCACATACTTGCCTGCAAGGTCTGGTATGCTTTCTGCACCCTCGTATTCTATCTCTGTAAACTTGTTATTAAAACGTATATATGCCGTACCGTTTGGTTGTGTTACAATAGGCTGGTACCCTTTGACAGCAATTTCTTGTATGCCTATTTCATTTGTTTTAACTATATAACTTTTATTACCTGTTTTAACTCTCAACATCTCTACAGCAAAAGAGGGATAAATTTTCTCACCTACTGTAATTGCTAATGGGTATGTTCTTGTTTGGTTGTCTGGTTGTGGTGCTGATGCATTAACACCTTTACCGTTACTTGCTGATTCTAAAGTGTCTATATTGGTAACTAAATTAGGCCACTTTAACAAATAATCTTTTGCTGGAACAGGCCCTATTGTGCCTGTGCCTATATGTGGTCCTGATGACTTTATACCTTTAACACTTGGTGTTTGACTTATAACATTATAGTTTACAGGATTACGTCTAGCACCCGGAACATTCATTACGTTCTGAGTCATCATACCTGCAAAACTATCATCTCCTCCAAATCTATCTGCTTCAGGAAACATAATAGTCCATCCAAGTACGCCACCATTTTTCATAGCAACGTCTACAACCATTTGTGCATAGTATTGTCTAGGGAAAGGATATTGGCCGTATTTTGCTAAACTTTTTTCGCCAATGTTTATTAGTACAATATCTTCACTTTGTACTATTTCATCTAATTGTTGATAACTGTCAAATACTTGACCACGTAAGGATTGTAATGGAGTAGGGTCAAATACCCTAAGTGCGAGTAATAGAAGAATCGATACTGCTACTGCGTACCCGCTATATAACCATTTCATAGTTATATTTATCGGAAAAACTACCCTTTTACTAGTTCTCTAAAGTGATCAATAGTCAGTTGCATACCTTCTTCTAGAGGCATAAGTGTTTCATCTGACATATCGACATGCTTTAAAGATTCAACATTTGCACTAACTGTAGCACCTGCAATTTCGCCTGGTCTCATTGGTAAGTTAATTACTTTGCTACTGCTACCACTTAATTTTATTATAAGTTCTGCAATTTCTTGGACTGTTTTATTATCCTTAGGGCCAACTTCTACTGCTTCTGGAAATACGTTTCCTACGAATGCTTTTTCTGTAGCAATAACTAATGCATGTGCTACATCGCCGACCCAACACATATCACTAACTTGTGAACCATCACCATATACTTCTATATCCATGTTATCTAATGCTCTGCAGGCAAACGAAGGTGTAATTTTTCTCACTTTAGAATCACCCCATGGCGGTACTGCTCTTTGTCTAGGGCCATATGCATTCATGGCTCTAACAATATTAACCTGTGTGCCTCTATCATTATTATACATATCAATAAAACGTTCAATCATTGTTTTTGTTATAGAATAAGGATTATTCATCCAGTGATTACCTACGCCAATATAAGTGCCGGGCAAGTTGTATTGTGACGCGGCTTCTAGCATATTAAGTCCACCCATTAAATTACTTAACGCGGCTGGTCTTGGATTTGCGATTGTTTCTTGTGTGCCTAATACTGCGGCTAAATGTATCCAACTGTCTACATGTGCCATTGCTTCAGTAACAGCAACTTCATCTCTTACATCTCCTAGTATTACTGGGCAAGAATAATTTCCTCTGTCATAATGATCAAAGATTACAGGTTCGTGTCCTCTTTCTTTTAATTTTTCTACTACATAGGAACCGATAAATCCTGCTCCGCCTGTTACTAATACTTTCATTCTATTCTCCTAAATTGAATCTGGCCAATATTCTTTTATTATATCACTAAAAACAGCATGACCTTTCTGTAACTGTATTGTGTTTAATTTTTCCTTATAATAGTATTTCTTTGCTTTAAAAAAGAAACTATGTCCGGGGTTTGTTCTTCTTGTTAATGTATTTACTGCATCATGTTCTCGTGCTTTACAATTTTGTAATGTATATTTTTCTACTGCTGAATTTATATTTTTTAATTCTGCTTTTGGATTATAACTTACTATCTTTATTAATTCTCTAGCAGGATTGTCAAGCATATCTTCATATCCTATTTGTATTGGTGCTTGTAATCCATATACAAATGAATCCTCATACTGTATCTTAGGTATAAAATTAAATAATGCTCCTTCCTCTAAAAAATGATCGTAGTATTCTGATTCTGTTAATTCGCATTCTTCGTCTTGGACTAACTGCGTATAGTTCCATGCACTACATACGACATCTAATGGATGCCTAAAAACATGTATATCTGGACGAATACTAATTGGATATTCTATCTTTAGAACAAGTTCATCTAAAATTGTTTTATCTGTTAAGTCGCAGAAATAGTCTGGCTTATGTAGTAATTCAATTGCCATCCATACTAACCAACTGCCTCCACTTTTAGTATAACTTGCTACTAGCACCAATGCTCCTTTATCCAGTTATCTGCAGGCCATGTATGATCAACTTCGTGTGGTTGTGGCTTGCCGTGAAAAAATACCATATTAACTGTATCTGGTAGTGTGCGTACAGTTGCTAATGATTGTGCTTTATAACTTACGCACTCATTAGGAAATTCATCTTGTAATCTAATAACCTCAGGAGGTTCTATAAAATCTGTTAATGCAGGTCTTGGGTTTTTATTAATTCTAACAACACCCATGCACTCTTCTAAAAATTGATTTGTTCCGCCCCATTGTGTATAATCGCAATCTAAGTTGGGATAGTCCTTAGGTTCATATTTAGATGTAAAGTATTTCCATACTGCATCTCTAATTTCTTTATTCCACATAATATATGCAGTTTGCAATCCTGATAGCCAACCAAAGTCACTAATAGTTGCAAACGGTTTATCTAAACCTATAATATGATCTATGTTTCCTGTAATAATAGTATCTAAATCCATATATACCAATTTATCATTATGTTCATGCTCTGGATTAGTAAGTCCTATAATATACCACCATACTGGTAAGTCTACTAAAAACTCTCTGGTCTCACATTCAACATCGGTAGGATCGTCTGTATAACAGATAAATCTATGCGGAACAGTTACATATTTTTGTATTGCATGATATAAGTTATTTACATACTCAGGACCAAATTTAGGACCCCATTTAAAACATACTATGTCTATCATAAGTTTGCCTTAACTTGTTTAAGTGATTTGAAATAGTGTGTAGTGTGTTTAACATCATACCACACTCCTTGCTTTTGAACAGCATTACTAGTGTTTTCTAAAACATAGTACGGAATAAGACCTAATATCTTATCTTTAAATATTCTATAATTGTCGCCTGTTTCTACTAATGTCATCATTTAAAATATGTCCTTTGGTGTTCCTGATTACTAGCACTACAAATATGATTCATTACTAAATTAGGTTCTTCTCTGCCTTTATCTTTAATTGTATTCCATATAGCATTAAGTTGCTTGTCTTGTTTAATAACATTATCTAATCGGTTCATCATATTATGTATCATATCACCATTAGGTATATCTGCTGTTATCATTCCGCCCCATGTAGGCACTTTTAATTCGTGTCTTAATTTGTTGCCATCTATATCTCCGTTAACAACATTAACTAATATAGAATGATGTATATTTGTACCATTAATACATTGAACCATGTTCATTGCTATAGCACTTTGTACATTATTGCCTATATCAACTATTGTGTCGCAAATAGATAATATCCAACGAATATCATAATGTTCTAGTATAACATCTAAATAATCATTTAGCAAGACCCAAAATGCATCTCTTGATTGTTGATCATCAGAGTCTCTTCTCAATTTGATTATTTCTGCAACAAGCATATGACATACTTCTGGCTTTCCTATAAATTCTGCTCTAACAGCCTCTATATTCTTATTCATATCTTGTATGCGATTTAGATTTTTAGCAGGTTCACTGCCATGGATAATTTCTAAATTTGGATCGTTATTCATATTACATATTTATAATATGCTTTTTTTAGATAATACGTTTATCGGATCTTATTGGATTGGGATTAAATAAACACGTTCCTCTGCCTTTTAAAACAGAGGAAGTGTTAGAATAAGTAAAAAATATTACTCGCACTCTTTAGGATTCTTAGAGCAGTATTCCATTAGTTTCTGATACATCTTAAGTTGACGTATAAACTCTCGGACCTCCTCGTCAGTCACCTGCTCATCCTCTTTCGAGGGTTTTGCTTGTACCTTATCGTTTTTTTCCAAAAACGTAAAAGGTTTAAAGAATGAGCGTGTTACTTTTTTGGCTCTTCTTTTGGCTCTTCTTCTTGTAGTTCGTCAGTTTGCTTATCAATTTCATCTGAAACTGTTTCAACAATACCTGCACCAACTTCTAGAGCAGTTGTAGAAATATCTGAAACATCTGATGCAACGGCTATCGCTACTCCTGATGCTGTCCCTACTACTGTGTCAACTGTGTTGACTACTAGTTCTTTGCCGCCGTCGATTACTGTACCTACAGACGCACAACCTTGAGCAAAGATTACAAAAAAGATTCCTAGAAATGCATTCTTAAAATTATTCATAGTTTTCTCCTTATATATAAGTGTTATAAAACCATCTGTTATTATAACAATATATATTTATCTAATTTTTATCATCCATATAACTGATATGGGTCACCAAACACACTATTTTTATCATGTAAAAAAAGTTGATGAGCAAGAATAATCCTGGTTTGGTCGCTAGTACATGTATCTAGTAGGTTTAATATTTCTTGTCTGTTTGCTTGTTCTATATGGTGAACTAAATCACACCACATCCAAGAAACTACAAATATAACAAATATAAAGACAGTACAAAATACAAAGTACGGAAAGAAACATGTAAATATTATGAAGTGTGCAAAAGCAATGGATAAACAATAAGTTCTATATGATGCTAACCAATTAGTCATCATTGCTTTTAAATTGTTCTAAATAGGCATTGCTATGCCAATATGTGTCTAACACAATATCTGCCACAAGAGCAATTAGGACTAGTGTCATAATTACAGAAAGGTATAAATTTATTCCGGCTGTTATCTTCAACCACTTGATCATATGTTTCATTACTAGTAATTATAGCAGAAAAAAAATTATTTGTCAAGTCCTATTGGGTGCCTTGTGTGACTGTTACTGAACAGCCTCCTGATGTTACACATGTTTGACTAAGTGTGTAACTTTGATTTGTGGAGCCTTGCTGTAATAGTGTTACTGCGGAAGGCTGACTTCCGGATAAATTAATTGTGGCTGTATGGGCGCCGTCTCCTTTTTGCTCTCCATTTACATTTATTGGCTGACCTGTATTGGCATTTAGGTAAACATTTTTTACACCATTACCACGTTGTCTCCAAAATACATCACTATAGTCTGCATTATATAAACGTACATCCATTGTATGGTTTG